CCCAGTGCAGTAATCTCATTGTAATCGCGAACAACTTCCGCTTTGGAAACTTCTCCCTCGCCCTCCGTCTCGCTTTTAAACCGCTCTTTTTTGATCACCGCACCATTCACAAGTGCCTCCGTCCCCTTGCGGTCAAAGATTCTGATGCCTTCCTTCTCGGCGAACACGGGGTCCACGCCGAAGTCCGTCTTAGCCTTCATCGCGAACTTGCTGTCCTGATAGGAGATGCCAGCGGGAGATTCCCCGAACATGGCCGTGTAGTCGGTGGCCGTGCCGCGTTGATCCATCTCGGCCTCGATCTGCTTGCGGGCGTCGAACCTGTCGTAGAACTGGGCCACCATCGGCCTCGCCTTCTCGTAGGCGGCGGGGGACAGGTCGCGCATCCGCGTCTTGGCAATACCCATCAACTGACTCGCGTAGCCGGGGTGGTTCGGGTCGAGATCCTTGGCGTCGTATTGCGACACCTTGGCGAAGTTCTTCACCTCGGCGTCCACCTCCATGTCCTTGATGATGTCGTTGGCCTTGAGCCTGTTCATCTGGGTGCGAAGCTCGCGGTCTTCTCGTCCGTCCTCGCGCTCTATCGCTTTCTGGGACATCTGAATGCCAGCCTGAAAGTAGGGGTTCATCGCCATAATTTGTTTGTGTTGTAGTCCGCCACTAAGCCATGCCCGATCCGTAACTGCTGCCGCCCGCCCAATTTCCACCACCGCCACCGCCACCTTGTTTTCCAAAGCTGCCGGCGAAGCTCGTCAGCCCGCTTGTGAACATATTTGTGCCAGTTCCGAGCAGGGAGCTTCCCACGATGAAGCTCGGGTCGTTAGCGCGAGCGTCTTGGAACGAGGCAAACTTGTTCTGCCAGTTATTGAGATTGAAGTTCGCGGCCTGTTGTCCCGCGTTAGGGTTGAGTCCCGTGCCGCCCTGTATGCCCTGTGGGTTGAATTGGGAGGCTCCCTGCTGCGCTCCGCTGATCTGGCCGAACTGTGCGATAGGAGTGGTGCCAGCGAGGAATGCCGAGGCGTTGGCGAGGCGCTGCTGACGCATACGGAACCCGGCGTCGCCCACAGCCATCGCCTCCGCTGCTGCGGGTGCGCCACCAAAGATATTGCCCCGCGCTGCCTGTGCCCCACGCTCGGCCTGTGTCACCTGTTGCTCCTGTGCCGCGCTCAGGTTAGTGCCGAAGCCCTCGCCGGTGATGTCCTCGCCCATTTTCTTCCGCAGCGCGTAGCCGACGGGGTCAGCAGCTTGGAGTTCTTTGTCCCGCTGCGCGATGTAGTCGAGGCCGTATTTCTTCTGGGCATCAAGCGCCGCCTTCGCCATTGCGTCGCCTGACTCCGCAGCAAACGCAAGCTGCCCACGCGACTGATCCACGTCGCCATATCCACTGAAGTCAGCGGTCTTCTCCGTGCCGGTGCGCGGGTCAATGTAAGTCACCTTCTTGCCGAGCTTGGCAGCGGCCTCGATCTTCTTCCGCACCTCCAGCGTCTCGATGTCGGTGAAGATGCCTTCCCGGTTGGACGCAGCGTAGTCGGGCGTCTCTGGAGCGTCTGGCCCGCTAGACATTAGAGCCCCGCCAATGACCCCAACCGCTGCGCCAACTGCGATCATGCCGAATGTGTTCAGCGGATCGAAGCCTTGTGGAGCCTCTGCCCTGCGGAGGTTGACCAAGGCTTTCGCCTCCTCAAGACACTGCTGGAATTGCTTTTGGTGTTGCATCGGGGGTTAGGCTGTAGCGTTTGTCTGCGTGCTGGGGGCGAGGCTCAACGAGCAAATCCTCCAGCTTCTCAATGTTGGTTTCGGATGTGACATGGAACGTCGTCCAGATGGCGTCTTCGTGGACTACAATGACGCGCCTCGCGCCAGCGGGGGTGACGCCCGTCAGCGGAGCCTTCAGGTGGCGCACGCTGCCGTCTCCGTGATAGACGGACACGCTGCCGCTGGACATCACGAACGGATGCTCCAGCTTGTGCGTCCGCGTGGTGTAGATGACGCCGGCCTTCATCGCCACCTCGCGGATGTAGAGTCCCGGCGTGAACCGGTGCGAGGTGGGAACGTCCAGCAGCGGCACTCCAGAGGCCAGCACGGCTACCTCAAAGTCGTCGATCTTGTTCGGGTTAGCCACCCCAAGACACGGAGCCTCTGTGATCGCGTCAATCACTCCATTACCTCCAGCGTCTCGACGAATGCGGAGGCGACCATGCCGCGAATCTGAAGCACCTTGGACTGCGCGGCCTCGCCGCCGGTAAGGCCCGCCGCCTGCGTGATTACGACTTGCATCTCTCGCGCTGGGTTCACGTCATCGAGTGCGCTCAGTGTCGTCAGGCCAGAGCCGAGCAGGGAGATGCGCTTTCGGGTGATCGCGCCTTTGGGCAGGACGAACGGGAGAACTACCGGGAGGAGAACCGTATTGCCGCCGCCCGTGTTGAGGTTCGCCGCGACCAACGTCTCGTCCGAGTTGTCGAGGATGACGCTCACATCAAGTCGCAGGTTGCTGCCCCGGTCAAACTCAAGCTCGATGTAGTCCGGCGTCTTGGGATTGAGCGGCTCGCCGAACGTCAGCGCACGGGAGATGAGCTTGAGCGTGGGGGAGGTGTAGGCACCAACGCTGTCCTTTTCCTGATGGTCTGTCGGCACAAGGTTCGACTCCTTGATATAGTCCCGATACTCGCTGATGGTTTCAGCCGAAACCACCAGCAGCTTGCTCTCGCCGAACGACACGTTGACGAGATCAATCGGCAGCACCCCGGTCCACATCGACCACCCGCCAGAGGCCGTGTCGAACACTACGATGTGGCTGGGAGCGGTGGCCCCGTCCAAGGGCAGAGCGAGGATGTATTTGCGGTCTCGATAGACTGCCGTCGCCGTGTGTGCGTAGTCCCAGTTGATGCGCCCGATCACGTCGTTGATCGGCTCCGAGATCGGCGGCTGGATTGCCGTCATGCCGTCCGCGAGTGTGCGCTGTAACGTCCGCACGCCGTCGCGGGACAGGAAGAACGTGTCGTTGCCAATCTGAACCACCGTGCGAGCGGACACGCACCCGATGTCGCGGGACAGTTGGCGTATGGTGAAGGCGGACGAGAGCGTCGGTGTGGAGGTGGTCGAGAAGGGCGCTGTTCCAATGGCGTAGCACGATCTCTCCTTGAAGACGTAGAGGAGGAAGTCCGTGCCGGCAGCAAGTGCGGTGATGTCGTCGTAGTCTTGGCCGACATCGAAGCTGACGGCTCCACTGAACACCGTTGGCGTGCCGGGAAGGAAGCCCGACGTGTAGATCGAGGAATTGGTCGCCACCGAAGTCGTTGCATTGCCTACCGAGAACAGGCGGAAGTTCTGCGCCACCATCAGTCGGTGAGCGTAAAGGCTCTCGGTGGACAGTGAGAACACTGGCGAGCCGGTTGCCATGCTGATTTGCACCAGCTTCTCGGTATTGCCACCCGTGCTGATGAACATCTTGTCAGCGATCTGGGCGAACGAGGCTCGGTTCGACACGCTGCCGTTGTTCGATGTGGCGTTGTTGTAGCTGCTCCCGACAGTGGCGTAGGTGGAGTCGAGGACGTAGATGATGCCATTGCGAACCACCACCAGATACTCCGTCGAAGAGTCAAAGAAGGCCGCGCCCTGCACCGTGAAGCTGCCGGGCAGTGCCGCAACGTAGTGGAAGCCCCGGCGCGACTTGCACACACCCGTGCTGCCGGTGGAGACGTTCTGGAGCAAGGCGCACTCGGACTCGCCTAGCAGGTTCGCCCGTGCGTTGCTGCGCTGTTGCGCGAACACTGCCTGCCTGTCCAGCACAGGCATATCGTCAATCGCGTCGTTGAAGAGGACAGGCATAGGTTAGAACCCAAGCTCAGACCTAGAATCGCTCGCACCCCACGGGATGATGACGGTCTCGGAGGCGAACTGGTTCTTGTGCGCCTCGCGCATCTGGGTGAGCAGGACGCCGGCCTCGTTCATCTTGATCTGGGCCTTCCCATACTGCCGATGGCGCTCCAGCATATCGGCCTCGCACATCGCCAGCAGCGTGTTTTCGATACCGTTGATGGTCGGCGTGTCCGAGTCAGCGGGTTCCGCCCACTTCAGCTTGCCAAGGACATACACCGTGCCGTTCGTGTCAGGCGAAGGGACGAGTCGGATGCGAGCGGGGGTGGTCGTCCCGGTGTTGACGCGAGGTAGGTGGATGAACCGAGTGGGCCGCGCACGATGGCTGGCGTCGTTGGTCAGGATGTTCGGGTCGATCTGGAAGAACGTCCACCAGTCGGAGGGGACAAGCTCGATGCCGTCCGTCTCGGCAGACACGATGAAGCGCACCGAGATGGGGATCTCCAGACGAGGCGCAGTGGAGCCTGAAGTGTATTGGTTGGGCGCGTAGAAAACGTCGGGGTCGTGGTCTAGCTCAACGTCAGGATTCCCCGCTATGACAGCTTTGGACGTAGTAGCCAACGACTCGGACCACAGCGCGGAGTCGTAGATCATCTGGTAGCGACGCTTGAGCAGGCTCTTCGCCACCGAGAGCGTGTCCGAGTCGGTGCGACCCATCTTGGTGCAGACCAGTGTGGCGATGTCGGAGATGGTCATGGGTTATACCTCGAAGATGACGAGCGAGAAGTCGGCGTCGTAGTATTGAGCGGCGATTGGGTAGTAGATGGACACATTGCAAACGGTGGTGCTAATTGGCAGACAGTGTGCAGTGACGGAGGGTGAAGTATTTGCAATTGCAACATAGTTCACGGAATTCATGGCTGGGAATGTGACTTGGTATTGTCCAAGGCCGCTGCGGACTACGCTTGTGACGTTAAATTCGCTTCCAGAGACAATGCCAACATTTGGGGTTGTTCCTATACAACGAGCAAACGCCTTTACGTATTGAATTGGAAACGCCGCCAACTTGAGCTTGCTGGCATCGCTCGCATCTTGGATGAGAATCTTGTCCGCAGCAACGGCAGTCACCGGGGAGCCTAGGGATAGTATCGGATTGCCGGACAGTGTGCAGGTCATCACTACGGGGTCTGCGTCAAGATTGCCGAGGTTCGCACCGCCGTTGAAGTTCGGAGCCACATCGAAGGTGGCCGCGCCCGTGAACGCTGCCGTGGATGCAAATGTCGCGGCTCCCGTGTGTGCGCTGGTGCCACCCACCGACAACGAGCCAGATGCGGTCAGCGTCGTAGCGGCGACAGTGCTGGGAGTGGTCAAGCCAATGGGCTGCGGTGTGGCAAACAGGTTTCCGACAGTGACCCTCTTCAGCCCGCTTTGATCTACGAGAAGCTGATTGCCGGAAGCCAGCACAGACACACTGATCTGATCCGTGATTGCGCCCGCCAGCAGCGTCGCACCAGCGACGTGGTTGTTCAGGTTGGCAGCGGTCACGGTGTCGCCGTTGTTGTATGTGGCTGGAGCTTGGATTTGTGCCATAAATTATTTGACGTTGACCTTCATCGGGTTTGCACCTCGCGCTTGCCGAGGGCGTCTAGGATCTCCAGCATCTTCGCTTCAGGGACCAGATAGCCCTCCTTCGGGCTGGGCTGGCCGAGCTTCAGATACACCACCTCTTTGTCCGCCGGGATTACGATCAATCGCACGCAGCCGCTCGTCAAGGATAGCGTTGACGCGCTTAACATCGCGGTCAGCAATAACCTCGCGAGCCTCGTCTTCGTGGCGCTTGAGTCTTGTTGCGGGCAGTTCATCGTGGGCGGCTTTGCGTTTTACCAGCCAGATCACGAACGGCACCAGCGCCGCTAGGATGGCTAGCAATGCGCTCACAGCGAGCCGACATCCTCGCTGCTCTTGTCGTTGTCCCGAGCGGCGATGAGGCCGACCCCAGCGGTGACGGCGGCGATGAGCGCGGTCCAGTCGGGGTTGGTGTTGGGGTTCGCATCGAATAGCAGGTTCAGCGCACCGGCAACCGAGGCGATGATAGCCGAGAGGCCAGCGGCGCTCGTTTTCCAAGAGGATTTCATAATTTAGTGTTTTCCGAACAGTTGACCAATCGCAGCGCCGACGCCACCCGCGCCGATGCCAGCACCGATTGCGATGCCGAGAATCTTCTTCTTGTCGCCCTCAAGCTCAGTCACACGCGCCAGCACGGCTCCGTGCGCTGCGTCGTTGGACATCCGATACAGCCGAGTCTCATCGACGTGGGCGTTGAGCGTGGTCTCGATGCGACTCAGCACCGCGTCCGTTGAGTTGGGGTTGAAGTCAGACATTACGTTTTGTCCACGGCACTGGTGGTGTCTTTCTCGGTGGCTTTTTCGAGCGCCTGAATGGCTTGCTCGGCCATCGATATGTCTTGTGAACTGAGCAGCAACTTCACGGCGGGAGCGTTCAAGACGCTGCGGAGGACTAGGATTGCTTGGTTGGGTGCCATATCAGTTCATAACTTCTTGGACATTCGCGGTTAGGCTGGCGCTTGTGAGGGTGGCGCTGGACACGCTCACCCCTTCTATCTGAGTGGCGAGAAGGTCTTTCACCGTCTCGTAAAGCGCACCTTCACCGTTCCAAGAAGCATAGAAAGTGTTGTATGCGTCGCCAGTCAGGGTGACGATTAAGGCTGGTGCGTTTGGAACCATCTCGGAATCCTCACTCACGGCCACGAAGGACAGCACAGCGGTAGGCTTGCCCGTGGATTTCCCGGTGATATGAACCTCGTCGCTGATGAAGTTCTGAACAGCAACGAGGGTGATTGGTTTTGGCAGTGTGAACATAGGTTTTAGTTGTTACCAAGTCGGGATGTATCGGGTCGTGCCTGCGTCGTTGATTGCAATCCACTTCGTTGGATTTCCTGTGACAGGGCCAGAGGAAAGCGTTGGGACGTTGGCGGTGCTGCCAGCGGTGAGTGCCGCTTGCGTTTTAAGCAACGATGCTCCACCGGCCAACTGCAATGTCCCCTCAACGTATGCACCGCCCGTGGTGTGCAAGCTCCACCGGTTCGTCATTGTGACATTTGCACCGACGGTTGGAATGCTTTCAAGATACAGCGTCGAAGCGTTTGTGTAGGTGGTGGCAGCGGTAGCAGAAATGTTCTGACCAGCCATCGAGTTGAGGCAAACCGTGGCAACTGTTCCAGTGGATGTGGAGTCGTTGTAGGTGACAACTCCGTTCTGTGCTGTTCGTGAAACGATTCCCTGAATTGTCCACGATGATGCGGAGATGCCTGTAATGCCTTGTCCATATTTCATCGTAGCATTGGCATCTACAGAGAACGCGGCTACCGTCGTTGACTTGGTGTAAATGCTGACATACTGAGTGCCGTCGCGGGAGCGAAGCGAGAGGCCATATCCATCAGACTCGATGCGAGCATCGGTTACTGTGGTTGAGAAGATTAAGCTCTGAGTCGCATTGAGTTGGCCCAAGTGCAGATTGAAAACTGTCGCGGCAGAATTTGTCGTGAGCTTACACACCCCCGCCGACGCGCTGGTTACGACCTCAAGGTAATTGCCAGTTTGACTCGCCGCTCCCTTGATGAAAATGCCCTTGGTGGCGGCTGCGCTAGGGGCGATGTGGAGCATCCCGCTGGGTAAATCTTCGCCGATGCCAACCTGTCCCTCTGCCGTGAACCGAACGCGATTTGCAGTCGTTCCCGCCGCGTTGGTAGTCCGCCAAGCCAAGTCAATGGTTGAGTATCCTCCGGTAACATTTGCAGTGGCTACCCCCTTCAGGAACGACATTGTGTTCCACGTTATCAAACCAACCTCTCCTCCGTTTGTAAGAGTGTTGGAGCCGGATTCTTTCTTGTTTAACCGGATTTGAGTCAGCGCACTGGAGCTTGCGTTATCCACCAAAAACTGCGGAAACATTGAGGCTGTTGAGGAGAAGTCTAGGACGTTACTCGTTGCGGCCGCATCCTTGTTTCCGAACGTCTGCGCCTGAACCTGCGCGTAGTCTGAGCTGTCAGCCAGCCGAGCTTTTAATATTGTGCTGCTCCGTAACAGCATTGGGAACGAGCTGGTTGAACCACCAAACTGAATCTGCGTCGGTTGATAGGCCAGCACGTCTGTTCCGATGGCAAGGCCAAGCGTGGTGCGTGCATTGCTGGCAGCAGCATCGTCAATTAGAGACAGTCCGAAGTCCGTGATTGGCTTCGCTACTAAGCTCCCTGTGCTGGCTCGGGCAGGGAGAGTATTGGCAGCAAATGTGGTCTGCGTGAATGCGTCCGCTCCCGTTCCTATTGCTAGGCTGTCGGCAGCAATGGTGAGGCCAGCCAGCGCGGTGAGGGTGGCGTCTAGTGGCTGGGCGGAAGCCAGAATGGAGGAAGACAGGACCGCTTGCGTGACACGCTTGGTCGTGCCAGTCGCAGCCATTGTCGTGTCCGAGATGTCAACGATGGGAATGAGGTCGCCCGCAGCCGGTGCCGTCAACACCGTCAAGTCGGAGATTCGTGTGTCTGGCATATTGTTTTACGCTTCCAAATCTATTGTGAAATAGTCTTCGGTCAGCATTGATCCACCGAACTCAAGGTCGAGGTCCGCAAAGCTCACCCTGCGATTCTCGATGTGAGCGATGACGCGAGCCGTTGCATCTGTGTCCAAAGCCTTAAACGGGCCGTAAAGCACGGTCCCCGCCGGGTAAGTGATTCCGGTAAACGTGCCGATCAGCGGCTCTGCGCTTTCGAGGGTTGTTAGTTGGCCGGCGGCTAGGAACCTAATTGATGCCATTGCCCCGGTGGCTGACGAGTTTGGTGGGACCATCCGCATCCCGAGCCGACCCATGTCGAGTGAAGTGTTCTCGTAGTGGACCTGCGCCTCTGCCGCCATTTGTTCCAGAACAGTCATCGCGGTGCTGGGTAGGCCCACGCTGGCTCTAGGAGCCTCACCTTGAGGTCGGAGAACGACATCGGGCCTTCCGATCCATTGATCTCCCAAATGAACGCTGGAGCCCCGCCGCGCCAACTGATGATGGCCTTCGTCCTGTCCACGCTGCGGCGGCAGGTAGCCGCACTGGTCTGCGTGACCAGCGAAAAGTCAACCTCCCCAAGCTCGGACACCGGAACGATCATGCAGTTGAGGTTCATCAGTATCTTGCTAGGTGGGCGTTGTAGTTAAACAGCACCTCGGCGGCGTTGAGCCCCTTGCCTTTGTAGATGCGAAATTGAGAGATTCGACCATTTAAGTTATATATTCCATCTACGGCGGCAACTGGTGGTGAAGAATAACTCAAAATCGCACCGATGAGAAGTGCGTTTCCGTGGTTGAGCATATAATCAGGAAAACTACCAATAATCGGTCCAACAACTGCGTTGCGGTAAAACGTAGTTTGACTAGAATTTCTGGAACAGACGACATGAACCCAAACCCCAATAGGCATCACGCCCAATCCACCATTTGTTTCGCTTGAGTAGCCAATGGATTGGTCTTCATTTGAAGCAGCATTGACGACAGTGTTATACCATCCTTGACCAACTCCACCGTTATGCGTTCCTGCAAGCTGTTGATAAGTGTCTGAACGTGAGTTTACCCACACCCACGCCTCAACCGTAAAATCTCCCGTTGCAAAATCAAAAGCGTTGTTATTCGGCACAGAACCGTAGGTGTCCATTCCGTTGAAGTTAAGATAGCCTCCGTTACCGGAGCCATAAGTGACTCCGTTGATGAGTGTGCAACTGAACGCTGACGGAGATATGTCCGTCCACACCGTGCCGCTGCCGGGGTAGCTGGCGACGTTGCCGGCGTCCAGCCACAGCACCAAGTTATCCGTCACGATGCTGCCGGGTGCGATGGCTTGGCTGGCCGGCTGGGCGACGAACCCAAGTCTGTGTCCAAGTCCTAGCATTATCGGCGGGTGTCGAAGTATCCGATAACGCGGGCCGTGGCGTCGGTGGTAACGGCAGTGAAGGGGCCGTAAAGCACCGTGCCGGCAGCGTAGGAGATGCCGGTGAAAGTGCCGATCAGTGGCTGGGAACTGGTCAGCACGTCAAGCTCGCCAGCCGCGATGAAGTGGAGCGCGGCAAACTTAGCCGTGACCCCGGTTGTGGGCGGGATCATCTGCATCCCGTAGCGGCCCATGCCCAGCGAAAGTTGCTCTTCGTGTTTCATATCAGATATTCCAAGCCTTCTTGATTTGGTTTTTGGTGAACTTGCTTTTGAAATTGCTGCCCTGCTTCAATTCTTGGGCATAATACCCGCGCCGAACATCGTCCGTGTGGCTTCCGCTTGATAGCCCGACCACCGATACCGCGTGGATCTCGCTCGCCCGGTTCCACGCCTTGCCGTCCGCTTGGAAAAAGACGGTGCCGCCGGGGACTATGAACTCCCTGACGACACCGTCCTCGCTTTTGAAGTCGTAAGCAGGCATGGCCTACATCATCGACTGTTCACGCTCGGCGAGCATCGCCAGCATCTCTTCGCGCTGGGGCGCACCCTCGGGCTTGTCACCAGCGGGCATCTCTTCCTTGGCTTCTGCCTCGATGGGCTGGCCGTTGGCGGTCTTCGCGTAAACGCTGACCCAGCCGTCCTTGATGTCCACCACATCGGCTTCGATGGTGACGGAGACCATGTCGCCCTTTTCAGGAGCGACCATGACGCCGGTTCCGTCATCAACCTGCACCGCCGCGAGCGGCACTTTGATACTGTAGGGCATATGTTTAATGAGAAAGTCCCCGCCTCTGGTTTATGCCAGAGGCGAGGATTGGGTTGCCTATTAGGCAGCGAAACCAGTGCCGGTGTAGATCTCGCAGATGTGCTTCGGCTGAAGAACTTTTGCCGCATAGAACGATTTGAAACTAACTGTGGTTTTTAGCGCCGCCGGGTCTGCCTTATCGGCACCATCGGCCAGAAAAACGCGGGGAGAAAAGGGCGACTGGCTTGCGAGATTCGGCACGCCGAACGCATCCTGACCGATGAGGAACGAACTGAAGTTCGCGCCAGCACCCGCAAAGGTGTATTGGGTGGTGGAACGCCATCCGTTCGTGGTCTCAAGCACGCGGCAACCGTAAATTTTGCCGACCTCGCCGTTGAAGAAGCCATCGGGCGCGGAGTAGGCGGACACGTTCAACCAGTTGGTGTCGCGCTGGAGATCGCGGCTGACCTCGACGGGGACAACGAGCGCGTAGCTGTTGCCGACGGGCCGAGCCGAGTAACGCTTGATGGTGGTCGCTGCGTCAAGAACGTCAGCCGAACTCATGCCGGTGGTAGCGCCCACCGTGCCGTAGCTCGTCGCGCTGCCGCCGTAGAGATACTGCTTGTTCGCGATGTTGGACGCCAACTCAGCGCGGATGAGGTTGTCGCAGTGGAGCGCGGCGTCTTCACCCTGCTGGCGCACGGCTTCCTCGACGTGGTTGAAGAGTTCGGTGGCCGTCAGGATGTCCGAGATGCCGATGGTCTGGACGTATTGCAGGAGCGTCGCCTCGACATACTCCAGCGCGAGCGACTTCTCGCTGCTGCCGGGGGTCGTGCCTTCCGTGGACACCTGCACGATGTTCGTGGTGGAGGGCTCGTTGAAGCGGAAGAAGCGGATGTTCTTGCTGCCGGTGCGCTCGGGCAACGCGGCCTTCTTAGCGAAAGCCTGAAGCTGGAGCTTGGGGGTGATCTTCTTCAGCAACTCCTTGCTGAAGTAAGTGCGAAACTGATCGCTGACCGTGGAGGACGTTGTCGTAGCCATATGATGTTGATGTTATACCGTCAGTTTACCGACTGAGCGCCATGTCGTCCGACTCGCGAAAGCGACTCAGAAGGTAATCCCTCTGTGCGTCGCTCCCCAACGAATCAAACTGCTTACTGCGCTCGATGGGCGACGCGCTCGCGCCACCCGGCTGCAACTTCTTCTCCAGTTCCTGCACCTTTTGCAGCAGCGAATCCCTCTCCTTTGTGATCTCTTGGGCTTTCTTGCCTTCGATGTAGAACCTTGCGACCTCCACGGCGTCTTTAATGCCGTCAGGATAGGTCTGCAACACAGGGCGTTGTTTCAGGATGTGCTTCACCGCGCTGTTAAGCTCGGAGCCATCCGTCGCCAGTTCTGGGCTAACATTGACGAGTTCTTGGAAGTTCTTGGCCCACGCAGTCTCGGCCCGGTTTCGCTCAAACTCGGCTCGCTCTTTTTTGAGTGAGTCGCGCATGGCAGCGGCCTTGTCGCGTGCTGCCTTGGCAAGATCGTCGCGACCCTCTTCAGCGAAACGCTCGGCCACTTCTTCATACGACTCTGGCCGTATGTCAGCGTTCTGCCGTGCCTCCTTGACCTCTTGGAGCGCCTTGGTCTTATACGATTCTGCTTCGGCTTTCTCAGTCGCGGCAGCTTCCCGCTCGCGCTTGAGAACTTCCTTTTCTTCC